CGAGCGGGTTGAACCCGCCGCCGGCCCGGTGGGCCCGGCCGCCCTTCTTCAGGCCCATGTCGTGCTTGCGGCCCTCGCGATCCTCGTTCGCCGCCTTGGCGTTGCGGTTCACGTAGCTCTCGCCGAGGCCGCCGCCCTTGGCCCTGGGCGGGCGGTCAGCCCGGCCGCCCGCGCACTTGCCGGTCACCTTGCCGCCGGAGGCGCGCGCCTGCCGGCTCACCGGGCGCATGCCGGTCTTGGCGTCCGCGTCGAGCGGCTCGCCCGGCGTGAAGCTGGAGGCGTCGACCCCCACGGCGTCCTCGCCGTCGCCGAGCCGGCGGGCTTTCGCCTGGCGGGCGTCGCGGTAGCGGTGCGCAGCGGCTGCGCCGACGATCTCGGACATCAGAGGCCTCCCTCGGGTGGAGCGATCATGCCGCTGGCGGCGGCATCGCCGACCGTCAGGCCGGGGCGCAGCGCCTTGTCGGCGTAGGGGTTAGGCGGCTCCTGCAGCGCCAGCACGAAGCTGAGCGCGTCGCTGAGCAGCTTCTCGACGATCTTCAGGTCGGGCTCGTCCGACTCCAGCGTCCGGTTGACGTGCCCCATCATCAGCCGCAGCCGGCCGACCTCTTTGGCGGTGACCATCATTGCGATCCATCCTTCTGTTCGGCGGCGCGCGCGGCGAGCTGCGCCTGCTGCAGGTCGGCGTTGCGATCCGCGGCGTTCTCACGGGCCTCGTGCTGCTGGTCGCCGGCCTGCAGGCGCGCATCGTGGGCGTGCTCCATCGCGGTCTGGCCCGCGTCGGCCTGATGGGCCAAGAGCGCCTTGACGAGGTCGATGTGGTCGGAGCGCGCCTCGGCGTCGCGGTCGAGGGCGCGGTCGTGCGACTGCTGCGCCGCCTCCTTGGCCTTCAGCATCATCGCCTGCCGGCGGGTGTGGGCGTCCTCGGCCTTGATCCTGAGGTCGGCCGCCTCGAACCCGGCCGGGCGCTGGGCGCCGCCGGCCTTGGCGAAGCCGCCCTGGTCGATCTTCGCCTTCGTCTCGGCGAGCTTGGCCTGCGCGGTGTGCATGCGCGCCTGGGCGTCGGTGGTGCGGGCGTCGGCCTGCTGCTGCTTGGCCTTCATGTCGGCCTGCATCTGCTGCAGTTGCGGCGGCGGCTGGCCCATCGCCTGCGGCGGCACGAAGAACTGCTGCGGGTTGTTGATCCCCATCGTCTTCAGCGCATAGGTGTGCACCGCGATGGGGTCGTACATCGACGACGCGGCGCCTTGGAGCTGCAGGATGCCCATCGCCTTCATCAACCGCTGCAGTTGCGAGGAGGTGTTCGGATCGGCCTGCGGGACCAGATCGCAGGAGCCGAGCGCCAGCAGGAAGCTGTCCTCGTCCCACGGGGTGGTGGAGCCGGCCTCGCAGCGGATGAAGTCCTCGGGGTGCTCCTTGAAGCAGGCGATGAGCAGCTTGAACTCCTCGGCCTGCGCGGCGTGGATGCGCTTGTGCACGCTGTTCTCGATCTTGGTCGCCTGATCGATCAGCGCCAGCGTGGTGCCCACCGGCGCGTCCTGCTTGCCCTCGCCGACCTGGATTTCGGCGGTGCCGCCGATCCGCGCGCCGGTCGTCGCCATCGCCTCGACGAGCTGCATCAGCGCCGGCATCTGGGTGGTGTTGTAGGGCAATGGCATCACCGCCTGATTGATCGGCTTACCCAGGGTATCGATGGGCTGGCCGCCGCCGGGCGGGACGCGGATGATAGCGGTATTCTGTCGAGTTGCAGCTTTGGCGATCAAAAATCCAGGGAAGTTGGCGAACATGCCATTGTCGAGCATCTCCCGCCAAGCAGCGGTGATGGCATTCGTCGTGTTACCCAGGATGTGACCGAGGCCTAGATCATAGAAACCAAAGCCCGGCACGTACGAGTACTTGACGAACGTCTTGCGGCGCACCGGCAATTCATCGTCGGACTTGGGCTCATCGTAGTCGCGCACCAGCGAGAGGATTTGCCGGCTGGTGCGGTCAATCGTTACCCGGTACGGCACCTCCAGCCCGGAGGGCTTGCCCTTCCACATGTGCTGGTAGGCGGGGATGTCGCGGTCGCAGTAGACCTCGTAGAGATCGCGGTCGCGGTCGTCGGGGTTCAGCACGTCCTCGGCGATGCCCTGCTGGTGGCGCTGCTCGCGCTGCGCGGCGTCGAGATCGGCGGCGGTCGGCGTGCCCAGGTCGACATCCCGATAGGCGCCGATGATCTGCATGCGGCGCAGCGTCGACGGGCTCATGGTGATCTTGTGGGTGACGCGGCGGGCGTTCTGCAGGTCGGTGGCGTCGTTGGAGACGATGAGGTCGTTGGCGACCACCGTCTCGCTCACCGGCCGCATGCGCAGCGGGCAGCGGTAGACCTTCTTGAACGACGTGCCTTCCAGGCCGAGGCGGAAGTACATCCGGTCGGTGTCCGGGTAGTACTCGGTCGCGTGCGCCGTCAGGTAGTGGTTCATGTCGTTTTCGAGCGCATGCGCGAGCAGCTCGGTTTCCGCCCCGCCGGAGCTGTCGTTCCTGATCTTCATCGGCCCGTCGGCCGGCAGGAACTCGCCGCGGGCGTTGGCCTGGAAGCGCAGCACGGATTCGAGCAGCAGCGGGTGGCGGACCTTGCTCATGCCCTCGACCGGCGCGCCGTCGCTGGCCCCGGAGACGTTCGGCACCTCCAGCGTCACCCCGACCAGCTTGATGAAGGTGGCGACGTACTCGACCCAGTCCTTGCGGCTCTGCTCGTCGTCGGCGACGCCGCGCAGGATGTCCTCGGCGATGGCCCCGAGCTGATCGGCGTCGAGTTCCTCGGCGAGGTTGTCGAACCAGCCTTGCGGGCCGCGATTGTGGCCGAGGCCGAATAGCGGCTTGTCGTTGAGGCTGATGGTGACCGAGCCGTCCGGGTGCTCGATGCGCAGCACCTCGCCGTCTTCGTTGACGTTGAGGTCGTCGGCCTCGTCGGCCGCTTCGACGATGATGTCGCCGTCGGCGAGGTCGTTGGCGGCCTGCGGCGCGACCAGGCGGAGGTTGGCGGGGGCGAAGCCGGCGGCCATCAGGCGGCCTCCTCGCGTGCGCCCGTACGCGCGATAGAGATCAAGAGGTCGCGGAGCGGTTCCGGGGTGGCTTCGCGGATGCGCACCTTGTCCTTGCCGCCGGCCATCGCGACGATGCCGGCCCGGCGCGCCTTCTCGTAGCCGTGCTTGGCGAGGTAGCCCTCGTGCAGCCGCTGCTTGCCGCGGCCCCAGGGCAGGCTCGGCAGCTCGACCTTCGCCGCGTACAGCCACGTCGGCTTGCGCGCCGCATGCCCGTAGTGGCACTGCTCGATGCAGCAGGTGTAGCCGCCGAAATCGTCCGCCCGCTGCCAGCCGCCGGTGAGCGGCGGCATCAGCCCGAACCACGCCCAGGCCTGCGACTCTTTCGGGTGTTCGAGCACGCCGCCGAAGCTGCGCACCGCCCACAACGCATGCGCAAAGCAGCCGTCGTCATCGCCGAGCACGCCGATGTCGCCGACCATCGGGTGGTACTCGGCATAGCGCCCCCAGCGGCTGCAGGGCGGGTGCGCCACCACCGGATGCGGGCCGCGGTAGCGTCGCGCGTCGCGCTGGCGGTCGTACACCTCGACGCCGGGCAAGTTGGCGTAGACGCCGTCGGCCTCGACGTAGAGCGCCGCGACGGACGGCGGCTCGACCGGCGCCGGCGCTGACGCCCCCAACAGTTCGAAGAAGTTGGCGGTCCCGGCGTCCATCAGCCCCGATCCCACCAAGCGCTGACCTCGCCCGAGGCGTCGTAGGCGACGAAGCGGACGAGCGCGCCGTTGTGGTAGCGCCAGCGCGCGGTCGGGGTTTCGAAGACCGTGTCGCTGCCGTCGTCGCGCCGGGTGGCCGCCTCGGGAATCTCGGGGACCGCTTCGCGCGGCAGCGACTCCAGGCCCTGGCCGCGCATCAGGTCGGTGAAGCTCAGCTCGATGATGTCGGGGGCGTGGCGCATCAGACCTCGTCCCTGACCCTGTAGGTCTGGCGCTTGGCGCCGCCCTCAATCGTCCACCAGTGCTTGCCGTCGGGGCTCTTCCAGGGCGGCAGGTAGTGCTCGCCCTCGGTCTTCAGCGGCGCGAGGCCGAGCGAGCGGCTGCCGAACGGCGCGTCGACCTCGATGGGCTCGGCTTCGGGCAGCGCGAAGAACTCGGTGACCGTCATGGCGCGCGGACCTCCGCGCGGAAGCCGGCCGCCTTCAGCTTGGCCTCCAGCACCGGCGCCTCGGCGGCGGGCACGCGGTACTGCACGTCGCGCAGGCCGGTGATGAGGTCGGTCCCGGCGCCGATGCTGACGGCCTCGGGGACGGCGTCGAAGATCGAGCGGCAGGCCTTGTCGAGCGGCCCGCCGGGGCCGCCGTGGAAGTAGGCGAAGACATCGAGCTGCAGCGTCATCAGTTGGCCCGCCGCATCTCGCGCTCGTAGTGCCGCAGGCCTTCGAAGGCGGCTTCGTCGTCGCTGCGCGCGGCGATCTGGTAGACTTTGCGCGGCAGCTTTTCGCCGCCCTGGAACAGCTCGCCCCAGCAGGTGACCTGATACGGCGCATAGCCGGGCGTCGACACGACGAAGTCGCCTACGTCGACGATGGCGTTGGCCTTCACCTGCGGCAGGTCCATCAAGCCGCCTCCCTTTGCGAGGCTGCCCCGGCTGCGGCCCGCTAATCGGGTGTCGGCGCCAGCAGACCATCCGCTGCACGGGACCCAGCCGAGGCGCGACTATGATGGGCCGTCAAGCGTTGCTCGGCAACGGGTCTAAGCGCGCCCGGCGCGCTCGCTCTCGGGGGCGCTGCGCGTCTCCCAGGAAAGCGGGGTCAGGCCCATTGCTTCCAGGTTGCCCTGCAGCACCTGCACCATGACCGCCAGGAAGGCGTCCTTCACCTGCGGGTCCCTGGCCGCGCCCATCGCGATGCGGCCGATTTCGAAGGCGCCCTGCATGCTCTCGGTGGTCGCGACGTAGGCCACCCACCAGTCGCCCTCCTGGCGCATCGCCAGCCGGATCGGCCGCTTCGGGTCAGGCATAATGGGCTCCTTGGCTTCAGGCCGGGTACAGCGGGGCCGGCGGGCGGTGGTACTGGCGGGCTTCCTCGTAGTCGGCGAGGCGCTCGGCGGGCAGGGAGAGGAGGCCGCGGTCGCGGAGGCAGCGCAGGGCCTGGGAGACGGTGTCGACGTAGTCGTCGTGGGCGCCGTGCGGGAAGCTCTCCACCTGCCGGATCACCTCCTCGGCCCACACCCGGAACGTCGGCATGTCCGGCGCGCTGGGGGCGTACACCACGCCCTCGCGGGCTCTGACGAGGATCGGGTCGCCGCGCTGATCGAACAGCGTCTTGCCGGCGGCGTCCTTCTTCGGGCGCAGCTCGGGGGCGAACAGGGGGACCACGCTGTGCAGGCGCGCCAGCTTGTCGATGCTCTTCGGGTCGTTCAGCTCGACGCCCCAGTTCTCGTGGCTGTACAGCCGCTGCATCTCCTGGCTCACCGAGATGCCGGAGGCCTTGTTCTCGATCAGCAGCAGATCGACCTTCATCTGGTTGCAGGACTGGGCGACGCGGGTCACCAGTTCATGCATCGGCAGCCGCGCCTGCCACGCATGGATGAGCATGACGCGCGGGGCCTCTTCGTAGAAGTTGCGGGGACCGACGTACATCGGGCGACCCTCGCGGTCGATGATCCGCCCCGGCACCGCCACCGTGTCGTAGGTGAAGACGCCCCAGACGGTGAGCGCGCTGTAGTCGTTCTCGGTCTTCTCCGTGTAGGCGGTGTCGAGCGACGCCAGGATGAAGTCCATCGGCGGCAGGTGCTCGGGCTCCCAGGCGTTCCACCAGTCGTACTTGACGACGCCGCCGCCCTTCGGCTTCGGGCTCTGTTCAAGCTGCCCGGCGGCGGCGAACGGGCCCAGCGTCTGTTCGAGCTGCCGGACGGCGCGGTCGGGGAAGCGCTCGGGCCAGAGCAGCTCGTTCTCCTCGGTGCGGGGGTCGGTCCAGCCGATGCTGGTGGCGACGACGCGGTCGGGGTCGTAGTGCATCGGCAGCATCAAGAGGTCCCAGTCGCCGATGCTCTGCTCCAGCACGTGGCCGGTGAGATCGTTTTCCGCCAGGCGCTGCTGGATGATGACGAAGGCGCCGGCGTCGATGTCGTTGAGGCGGGTGCTCGCGGTCTGGTCCCACCAGTCGATCACCTCCTGGATCGCCGCTTCGCTGAACGCCTCGTTCGCCGCGTTGGGGTCGTCGATGACGAAGATGTTGCCGCCGAAGCCGGTGGCGGTGCCGCTGATCGAGGTCACCAGCCGCTCGCCGGACTTGTCGTTGACGAAGCGGTGGGCGGTGTTCTCGTCGCCCATCAGCGTGAAGCGGTCGCCCCAGCGCTGGCGGTACCAGTCTGATTGGATGAGGCGGCGGTTCCTGAGGCTGAAGCGCAGGGCGAGCTTCTCGGCGTAGCTGGCGTAGACGAACTGCACGCCGGCGCCGCTCGTGGGGGTGACTTTGGGCTGCGCCCAGGTCCAGGCCGGGAAGCAGACGCTGCACAGAGTGGATTTGCCGGAGCGCGGCGGGATGTTGATGATCAGCCGCTTGATCTGGCCGTCGACCACCGCCTCCAGGTGCTCGCACACCGCCTCAATCGGCCAGCCGTCGCGGAATGGCGCGGGGTCGATCTGCGCCCAGGCCTGCCGGGTGAAGTGGTAGAGGTCCTGCTCCAGGTCCCAGCGCTCGAACGCCTTGGCCTGCGCCGCCAGATCGATCTGCAGGCCACCGAAGTCGACGACAGTGTTGGGCGTGGTCATGCGGGGGCCGGACTCGAACCGA